AAAGGTCAGAACCCCTCAAGGAAGGGCGGAGCAAATAAATAATTTCAAAACAAAAATATGACTAAAATAGACGAAGAAAAGAATATTGACGACGTTGAAGAGGTTGACGAGGTTGAAGAAACCGACGAAACTGAAGAGGAAACAGAGGAAACAGAAGAAGCTGTTAAAGAAGACTTAAAAGGATTCATTAAAAACGAAACCGAAAAAGCCAGTATTGAAGCATGGGATAAGAAGCTAAACGCACTATCTCAAACATTAGTAGATAAGTTCTACACCAATGTAGCTTCACAACGAAAAGCAGCTATTGATGGAAATCAGCCAAAAAGAAAACTATCCCAAGAAGAACAGGTCAAGAAATGGTTCTTAGCATTAAGAAGCAGAGATGTTTCTACACTAAGAGGCATGGAAAAAGACTACATTTCTGTTGGAGATGATGATTCTGCTGGTTATCTAATTCCACCATCACTATTAGCGGAAGTTAATAGATTTACGGAAGAGTATGGTGTTGCCAGAAGGAACATGAGATATTTACCATTCTCTGGCCCAGGCAATGAAAGACAGATACCTGCTCTAGTAAATTCAGTTTCAGTTGGATGGGTTGATGAAGCTGGTGCTAAACCATCTACAAGACCAACATTCAAATTAGTTACTCAATCATTAAAGAAACTTGCTGCTATCGTTCCAATGACTGAAGAAATCCTTGAGGATTCTGCAATCAACCTAATTTCACTATTAGGAGAATTAATCGGAACGGCAATAGCACAAGCTGAAGATACAGCATTCTTTACTGGTAGTGTTGCTGACAGTGATCCTTTCGATGGTGTGTTAAATGCTGACGGTGTTGTTACACTCGCTTTAAGCGAAGATGCTAATGCTGTTGATGCATTAAACCACATGCTATACTTACTTCCTTCTGAAATTAGAAACAAAGGTACATATTACATGCATCCTTCTTTCTTTGGAGCATTCCAGAGAGTTAAAAATGATGTAGGTGATTATATTGTTCAACAGCCAACAGGTGGACGTCCAGCTACTATCTGGAATAGACCGGTTGAGTTAGTAAATGTTTTACCTAGTGTATCTGATGTTGAAGACGGTATTGAAGACGGCACACCAATTATGTTCTACACAGATCTTAGTCGCACATGTGTCTATGGAGATAAGGGTGGAATGAGAACTAAACTGCTTGATGAGGCTACAATCAAATCAGCAGAAGAATCTCCTTCTGACTTAAACCTTGCTCTACAAGATATGGTAGCGTTAAGAGTTGTTAAGAGAGTAGGATTCGTTCCTGTTCTCCCACAGGGCATCGGTGTTTTCGTAGCAGGAGAGGAGTCTCCTTCATCATAAACATTATGTTTATACTCAGGGGATTTTATCCCTTGAGATATGAACAGAATAAATAAAGTTTTTAAGAAGTATAAAAATAAACTTCTTAAGAAATATAAGAAAAAATGAAATATACAACAGTAGAAGCTATTGAGAATTATCTTTTGACAGAAATAGATGCCTCATTTGAGTCACAAATAGAGGACTGGATAGAAGCTATGAGTTCTTATGTTACAAAGAAAACAGGTCGAACATTCATAGCCGATACTGATTTTTCTGTTAAAAAATACGATGCAGATGGTGATGATTCTATTATTATAGATGACGCTATTGACATTGATAAGGTTGAGATATCAGGTCAGGAAAGAGAATTTGTTGCATATCCGGCGAATGTACTACCTTATCACACAATTAAACTTACAGAGGGACAATTCTTACCCATAGGACAACAAAATGTAGAGGTAACTGCAAAATGGGGTTATTCGGTGGATGTTCCAGATGATATTAAGTTTGTTACAACGGTGTTAGTATCTGGGATTATACAACATAGTCTAGCACATGAAGGAGAAGTGGCTAGTATGACCCTAGGTAGATATTCAGTAGCATATAAGACAGAAAAACAATTAAGTGATTTTGAGCAAGTGAAAGAAATATTACAATTATATCCAAGATATTTATGAATATAGGATTCTTTTTTGATAAGCGTATATGGGTTTATAGATTAAGTTCAGAAGCATCCGACATGGAGGGTTATGAGTTGTTATACAGCAATGTTCCTTTTCACATACAACCATTAGATGACACATACGGTCAAAACTTAGATGGTGTCAAAGGCAAAGATTTCATAGGAGCATGTGCTAATATGGATATTAAAGAACACGACAAAATCAGACATAATGAGGAGTGGTATTTAGTCGAAGGTATTGATAACTATGAATTAAAAGGAAGCACCCACATGGAATTAAGAATAAGACTATTATCAGATGAAACAGAATCAGAATCATGATGGACATAAAGATAAATGTAGTAAATCTCCCAGAATTCAAAGAAGCATTAAGCCGAGTAGATGGAGATATAAGCAAGGGTGTAGGAGATGCTTTAGCGGAGGTATTATTAGCCATAGAGAGGAGAGCCAAGACAAACGCACCAGTAGACACAGGCAGACTAAGGGCTGATATTAGAACCCGTATTAAAGAAAAAGAACTACAAGGAGAGATTTACAATGATGTAGAATATGCCGTATTTGTTCATGAAGGAACATCAAGAATGAGAGGACGACCATACTTATTAGATGCAATTACATCCAACACACGCCTAGTTAAAGACAGAATACAAAGAAGATTAAACTTAATAGCCCAAAGAGGCTTAACAAGATTATGATAAATACAATATACAATAAAATAGTAACGCTAGTAAAAACCTTAGATGATATTAAAGAAGTATGTGAGTTTCCACAAGGTAATCCTAAGGGCTATCCCTATGCATGGATAACATGGGATACTACAGAATCATCAGAATTAACCAACAGCGAAGATTCGGTGTTTATAACTTATAAGATAACATTAGTTCAAGAAAAAATAGAAGAATTAAAAGGTCGGAAGAATGCTGAAATAACTACCAAAGATAGAGCCTGGAAAATAGAAGAGCTGTTTAGAGAGAACAATGATTTGGGGATGGATGGAGTATTACGGGTTTTACCGGTAAACACTATCAAGAGGTATGATGCTTCAGCGACAAGAATAATAATTGAAACAATAATAAGAGTCCATATAATCTCAGAAGTAAAAGTCGGAGATTAGGATTCACAAAAAAACAAAAATATGGCACACATAGGAAGAAGAAACACAATAGGAATTGCATTAGAGGAAGTTAAGGGTGTGGCACAAGACCCACAGTTCTATATTCCTTACTTAGAATGTGACTTACAGGAACAGCACGAACCAATCGCTGATAGTCAAGCCAGAGGTATCAGGGATTTACAAGGACCGTTATCAGTAGAAGGTAAGAAACATGGAGAGGGTAATATCAGTGTAGTATTAGACCCAGTAGCAGCCCCATTTTGGTTTGGATTAGCATTAGGAGATATTTCTAGCGCACCAGATGGAGGAGACTACAAACACACAATAGGAGTAGCAACCAATGACCCATTAACGGCGACGATTTGGAGAGGACGTGTAATAGACGAACTAGATTTTGTTAATAGCGTTTGCAATACCCTAGCAATGACATTTAGTGATGATGTTGCTAGTTTAAGTGCAAGTATTCTATCAAAATACCCAGTCGCTAGCGAAAGGTCAGCGACAGTTGAAACTGACTTAAAGTATTACACATTCAGGGATGCTAATGTCAAGATAGGAACTAATACAAATGCAAAGGTTAAAGAGTTTACCCTTGACATTAATAACAACGCAGAAGCACTTTACGCACCCGGTAGCAATGATGTCAATGATATAGTTTGGAAAGGATTAGAAGTAACAGGAAGTTTTGTATTAAACTTTGATGATGTTACACTAAGAGATGCAGCTAAAGATCTTACAAAGACCGATATAGTGGTTACATTTACCGGACCTGATGATAACGAGATTGAGATTACAATACCAAGGTCAAGGATAAAATGGGAATTAAGCACACCAAACGATGATTTAGCAACTGAAACAATGGAGTTCACTGCTGAATATGACACCGATACTTCAAAAACAATCCAAGTCGAGGTTGTTAATGACGTCGAAAGTTACATTGATATAGAATCATAACATGCAAATAATAACACCGAAACTTAAAAAGAAGTTAGAGTTAAAGGAGTGGATTACAGGAGGTGATTTTGAAGAAATTAATAAACCTATTACCGATGTTAAGTTCGAGGTCGGTTCTAGTGGGGCAGGTAAAGCAGAGATAAATGCAGGTGAAGCTCAAAGAAAATCAATAGAAAAAGCAATAGAAATTATTGTAGTTTCTGTTGATGGAGATGAAAAAGATATCTTAAAAAAGATTTATGCTCTACCAGTCACCGATTACCAGTTCGTTCTTAGTCAGGTTAATAGAGTAAAAACAGGGGAAGATTTTACGAAAGCCGAATAGACTCTAGACGTTGGTATGGTTTGGGTAAGTTGACCAATCAGATGCAAATGGTTCAGATATGTGAGATATTCGGCTGGGATTATCAAACTTACATTAATCAACCCCAGTGGTTTATTGATTTAGTGAAAGACAAATTAAAAAAAGATTCAGAAAAACAAAGTAAAAAATGAGCACATTATCGTTTATCATAGATGCAGAAAATAGAGCAGGAGCTGTTATCAATCAGGTGCAGGGACAGTTAGATAAGATGCAACCTACATTCAAGAAAATGGCTAAAGTAGGAACAGTTGCTTTTACAGCAGTAGCTGGTTCTATGTTTATGGTCGGAAAGGCATCAGATGATATGAGGTCAACCATTATCCAGGGAACTGGTGCATCGGGGGTGGCACTGGATGGAATGATGGACATAGCCCGTGATATAGCTAAACAGGTTCCACAAAGCTTTGGTGAAGTTGGGAATGCTGTTGCAGAGATTTCAACCAGACTAGGTGTTACGGGAAATGAATTAGAAGGGCTATCAAAAGAATTCTTAGACTTTGCCAGAATATCTGATATGGAGGTGCAACCCGCTGTCCGACAGGTTACTCGTTTAATGGGGGATTGGGGTGTTGAAGTAGAAAAAACGGGTGATATATTAGACATCCTAACAGTAGCATCACAGGCGTCAGGTGCAACAATAGAGAGAATGACAGAATTGGCTGTTCAGTATGGTGTTCAGTTTAGGTCAGTAGGGTTTGAAATGGAAGAAGTGATTGCAATGTTGGCAAAGTTTGAGAAAGAAGGTGTGGCTACGAAGAAAATGATGGGAGGACTATCAATGGCACTTGGAAGAATGGCACAAGCAGGTTTAGAACCAAGAGAAGAGTTTGGTCAGTTAATCAAACGTATCAAAGAAGCAGAAACCGAAGGAGAGGCACTACGAGAAGCGATTGAATTATTAGGTGCAAGAGCTGGACCAGATTTTGCACTGGCCGTAAGAGAGGGCAGATTTGAATTAGAAAATATGATGGCGGCATTATCAAACACAGATGGAGCAATGATGCGCACCGCCGAAGCATCCTTAACAACAACCGAAAGAATGGCAATGTTAAAGAATCAACTAGCCACAGCATTGATGCCAGTAGCAAATCAGTTTATGCAGGTGCTAGAAAATATGGTTAATAAATTAACACCTATCATAGAGAAAATATCAACTTGGATAGCAGAAAATGAAAAACTCGCGGGAACTATCATGAAAGGTGTATTAGCTATATCTGGACTAGTGGCAGTATCAGGAACGCTGGGGTTGGCCTTGATTGCACTTAAACCTATCATAGCGGCTGTTGTGTTTATAGTAGGATTACTGACAATAAAAATACTGATTGTTTCAGCGGCTATCGCTGCAATAATAGCAGTTGGTTGGTATTGGGTTAGAAATTGGGGTGAGATGAAAGATACATTAGCCTGGATATGGGACATGATTCTCGACAAAGTGAAATCAGTATGGTCTGCTATTATATCGATTATTAAGGGTTCGGTTAATTCTGTAATAGGGGCAGTAGAATCGATGATAAATACAACCCTTAGTGCATTAAACGCTTGGATTGGTGCTTTGAATAAAATCATTAATGCAATGAATCGGGTCCCTAAGGTTAATATTCCTAATATTCCAACAGCAAAGGAAATAGAGTTACCCAGGTTAGCCGAAGGAGGTATTGTCACTAAACCAACAGCAGCAATCATTGGAGAAGCTGGACCAGAAGCTATAATACCATTAAATAAAAGAATGTTAGCACCGGTAACTGTTAATATCAATGGTGGTTATTACTTATCAGAAACTGTAGCAGAGGAAATTGGAGATAGCATCATAGCTAAACTTAAAAGACAAATGAAATTATGATTCTAACCATTGACGCCATTGACAGAACCAACCTGATAGAAAAAGATAGCATCAGAAAAACTGACAACCTTGAGGAAAGCCGAGATACATTAACATTTCGCACATTGAAATATCAGGATAGAGGGTTTATACCAGAGATAAATCAAGAGGTAGAGCTAGACATAGACGGAATAAAAGAGTTTGGGGGTGTTATTGTTGAGGTATCTAAGAAAATAATAGCAGGTGGTATCGTACAATATGATGTTATATGCGGTGACTATACACACTACCTTAATCGTTTATTAGTTCTAGACCGATATACCGACAAGACAGTAGCTGAAATCATAGAGGAAGTTATAGATAAATATGCAGATGATTTTACTTACACCAATGTTAATTGTGATGTATCTATAACATCAGTAGCATTTAATCGACTAACAGTAACAGCTTGTTTAGATAAACTAGCCAAAGATACAAATCATTTCTGGTATGTAGATTACGAAAAAGATATTCACTTCTTTCCTAGAAATGAAAATCCAGCACCTTTTACAGTAACCGATACTAATGGTAACTATATTCAAGGAACACTAGAACTTACCGATGATATAAGTCAAATGAGAAATACGGTTTATGTTAGAGGTGCAGAAGAAAGAGGAGAAGAACGTTCTGAAACATATCTCGCAACAGCTGACCAGATAACATTTCCATTAGCTAATAAGTTTGCAGATAGACCGGAGGTTACAGTAGACGGAAGTCCAATGACAGTAGGTGTAGATTATTTACACCCTGAAGAATCATTTGATTGCTTTTGGAACTTTAATGAGAAATATATCCGATTCAAATCTGACACAAAACCTGACACAGATGATGAAGTGATAATAACCGGAATACCTTTGTTTCCTATTATAGTAAGAATAATAGCACCAGATTCAGTTAGTGAGTATGGCTATTATGAGTTCTTTAAGGAAGACAAGACAATCAGCACCAGGCAAGAAGCAATGCTTTATGCTAAATCACAATTAGAATCATATAAAGATGGAATAATAGAAGGACAATTTGAAACCAATACACCCGGATTAAGGAGTGGTCAATTATTAACAATACAATCCGACACATTAGATATAGATGAAACATTTTTAATACAGGCAGTTCAGTTTAAGATGCTATCTGAAGATAAGGGTCATTATGTAGTAAAACTTGCTACAATGAGAACAATTGGAATTATCCAAGTATTACAAGACTTAATTAGATTTAGAGAAATAAGAGAATTTGACCCAGATGCATTACTATCGTTTATTGAAATATTAGATACCTGTGGAGCAACAGATTCCATAGAAGCCATAGAAACATTTGATACCCAAGACTATTACTGGGCAGATGTAGAATCAGGTCAACAAGAAGGCTTTTGGAACTTAGCTACCTGGGATGAATCATGAGAGCATATTGTATAAAATGTCAAACACGCCAAGATTACACACCAACAGGAAAGTGTAAGGTTTGTAAACAACAAATAATAAAATGGATATCAAAGAAAAAATCAAAGTAACAGGCAAATATAAAATAACAACATATAAGGCAGGAACAAGTGAAGTTCTAAGAGAGTTTGATTGGATAAATAATTTAGTCGTATTGAATCCGAATAGTGGAATGAACTTACTGGCCAAACATCTGTTAGGCGATACTACTTATCCCTTGGAAATAACCCAAGCTAAAATAGGAACAAGCGACCAAGCACCGGCTGATGCAGATACTGATTTAATAGCTACATTTCTAGATGGAATACTAATAGCACTAAAAGAAGAAGTAGATGATGATGAAATCCTTATAAGTTTCTTTATCGCAGATGGAGAACTAGATGAACAAGAATACAAAGAATTTGGTCTTTTCTGTGGAGATAGGTTATTCGCAAGAAGTTTAATTACACCTGTCTTTATTCGCAAGAAGTTTAATTACACCTGTCTTTGATAAGTCGATAGGAGAAGACGTTAGAATAGATTATCAAATTAATTTTACAAACTAATATGGCATACCCTAAGTCCTCTGAAGTTGCAGGAGGTGATAAAATCAGAGCAACACAATATAATAATTTAAGAGATGATTCTTTGTCTTATCACATAAAAGAATACACCTTTGGAGAAACCATAGCGGTTAATGACGCTGTTTATCTTAAGGCATCTGATTCAAAAGTTTACAAAGCAGTTCATAGCACTAGTTCCGAAACTACCCACCAATTTATTGGATTTGCTAAAGAATCTGGCAATTCAGATGATACTGGGGAAGTTCAAATCAGAGGCTTGGTTACAGGGTTTACTGGACTGACAGTAGGAAGACAATACTTAACATCAACTGCTGGTGCGATTAGCCATATCGAGCCAACATGGACTGATTCTGAAATACCATACGGAGAAGTAGGATGTGCGGTAAGTGCCACAGAAGTTCAGCTATCAACAGTAAAGAAGCGGGTTATTGAGTTTAAAGACCCTCATTACCAATTCACATGGAGAAAATCACCACGATTAAGATATGCTGATGTAGTTGAGCATG